TGGAATGACTGGAAATACAATTTCGGTCACATTGTAGACCATCATGTTCTCATTTGACCATTGGTCAATAAGATCATTTAGCATTTCTAAAGCATCTTGAGCCGCTTCAGGAGTTGGAACTTCTCCAGCCTCTAATGCCCCAATGTCTTTTAATGCTCTGCTAATAATGTCGATTGGCTGAGTCATATTAAATCTTTATTTGAAAGGTTGATGGCTTCCAAGGCAATGAAGATTTTAAGCTACTTTTAAGGTAAGCAATCTGATTGTCTAAAGCTGATTTTATAGAACAAACTCCATCTTGTGTAGCTTCTTTTTCTATCCAAGAAGCAATATCTTGCTCAGTAACTTCGGAAAATGGTTTTTTAACAACTTTGTCAGAAAACCACCAATTTCCTTCAGTTTCTACAGTTGCAGAAGAATCTTCATCCAAAGCAACAACATGATATTTGGCATGAAGAATTACATCATCTTCTGAAGATACTTCTGTAATTTTCCATGTATAAATCATGCTGTGTAGCTTCCTGAAGCAGTAAATACCATTATTGTATTTGAGCCACTTGTGGTTACTGTTGGGCTTCCTGTAACTGTGCCTGAATAATTAGCCGTAGGAACACGAATAATTACCACTCCTGATCCTCCAGCACCACCCAATGTTGTTCCTGAATTGTTTAACCCAGCACCACCGCCACCACCGCCACGATTTGCTGTTCCAGCTCCACCTGCTGTAGATGGCGCACCGCCTGAGCCTCCGCCACCTGAGCCGCCTGAACCAGTAGCTCCTCCTGGGCCTTCTCCACCGCCACCACCGCCAGCATAAACAATACTTACTGCTGTAATTGCATTTGTTAATCCTATGCCACCTGAACCCGATGTTGCAGTTCCGCTGGATGCCCCATCTCCACCATTAGCCCCTGCTCCACCACCACCGCCAGCACTAATGCTATTTCCTGCGTTGTAGTTGTAACCAATTCCTCCAGCATTTCCTTGGCCTGAAGTTCCTGCCGCTGGCGATGATCCTGCTCCACCGCCACCGCCTGATCCACCTGATGATCCTGATCCACCACTACCGCCTCCAGCACCACCGCCTACTGTTGGTGCATATCCTGTAATTGAAGAAGCATTACCATTTGCGCCACCAGCACCACCAGCACCAACAGTTACAGTAAGTACAGTTCCTGGAATAAATGTGACTTGCGTACCGCCAATAGTGGTCAAATAACCGCCAGCACCGCCACCAGCAGAAGGAGCAAATGTACTAACAGTTGTACCGCCTCCACCACCGCCAGCAACAATAAGGTAATCAGCTAAATAACTAGCTTGTGAAACTGTTGTAAATTTAACCCATGCGCCAGCTTGATAACCTTCATAAAAGCCACCGCCATCCGTATTAAAGCGAAATACGCCAGTTACAGGGCTTGAAGTTCTTTGGGCAGTAGTGCCTTTTGGAAGATAAAGTTGTCCAGTTCCACTAAATGTAGCTGTTCCACTAACAGTTAGATTATTAACTGTAAGATTATTGCTTGTATCGGCAATTAAAAGAGTGCCATTAGTTGCAGGAACAGTTAAATTAATTGTGCTTGCAGTATCGGCATTAGTTAAGGTAACTGTACCGCCTGAAGGAGCTAAAAATATTAATTGGCTCATAGATTTACCCAAGATGTAGTTGTTTCTTCCCATTTATATGGGCCGCCTTCTGTTGGCATAGCTACAGGGGCTTTCCATGTCCAAGTAGTGTTATCTAACACCCAACTTGGGAATGGTTGTGGTGCATAAAATACATCATTTGTATGGTCGTATGTGTAGCCAATACCAGCGTAGTTGCCACGCAAAGGTGTACCGCCTTGTGTATGCTGACCGCCATGAGTGTTATAGCTAGTTTGTATCCAAGTACCAGGGCTTGAATCTACAAATGTATTAAAAAAGTCGGCTTCAGCCACAATTACTTGTGTTACTTTGCCGTCTACTACTTTTGCGTAATGTGCCATTTTTATACCTATGCTGTGTAAGAACCTGAAGAATTAAATTGCAAAATTGTATTTGAACCGCTTGTAGTAACTGTTGGGCTACCTGTTGTTGTTCCTGTGTAATTAGTGGTTGGTATCGACAAAATAACCACGCCTGAACCGCCATTACCGCCATTAAATGAACCACTATTAGTTAGTGAGCCACCACCGCCACCGCTTCCAGTATTGGCAGTTCCAGCAGTTCCAGCCGCATTTGTTCCACCAGCACCGCCGCCACCACTTCCACCTGCCCCACCAGTTGAGCCAGTCACATAATAAGTGCTTCCACCGCCACCACCTGCTCTAGTAACGGCACTTCCGCTAATTGAAGATGAAGTTCCTGCGCCACCAGCACCACCTTGACCTGAAGTTCCAGCACTTCCTACTGCGCTTGCGCCACCACCGCCACCGCCTGATGCAGAATCGCCTCCACTACTAGGGCCACCATTTCCACCTGCATTTCCTTGACCGCTTGTTCCTGCTCCAGCCGTATTTCCTCTAGAAGCACCACCGCCTGAGCCGCCTGAATAGCCAACAGAGCCGCCACCACCACCTGCACCACCAGCAGTCGCAGTAGCAAAACTTCCAAAAACAGAATTATTGCCATTTGTAGCGTTATTGCTACCGCCAGTACCGCCTGAGCCACCTGCGCCAACTGTTACTGTGTATGTAGTTGCTGGCACTAATGTTGCTGTAGAAGTTAAATAACCACCTGCTCCACCACCACCAGCAGAATCAGAACCACCGCCCCCTGCACCAGCTATTACCAAATAAGTGGCTGTATAGCTTCGTGAAATTGGCGATGTTACAAAACCATAGTAAACAAGCCATCCTTGAGTAGAATCAATATAAACAAGACCTACCGATTGACCTGAAGTAGATAATGCTTGATTAGATGTGCTTCCTTGTATTTTGTTGCCATTAGGATTTAATGTGCAATTATTAGTTCCAAATGTTCCAGCGTAATCTGTAACAGTAATAATTTGCCCTGCTGTTGGGCTTGCTGGCAAAGTAACTGTAACTGCTCCTGATGTCGTATTTACTGGATAACCTTCACCAGCAACAGCAGTAAAGTTAGATGTTTTTACGGATTGCCAAGAAATTACGCCACCAATTCCAGTTAAACCCGAACCATTTCCGACAAAGTTTGTTGAAGATAAAGTTCCAGTAGAAGGATTATATGAAAGCTTTGTAGAGCTTACATTTGCCCCTGAAATCGAGCCAGTTGTTGCGCTGGTAAATGTTATATAACGAGTTGCATTTGTGGTTGTATCGTCAGTAATTGTTAAACCGCCTGATGCGGCAGACCATGTAGGAACGCCAGCGGCTAAAGTTAATACAAAGCCATTTGTGCCAGCCGCCAAGAAAGTAGTTGCCCCTGAGCCAGTTTGGTAAGGAAGTGAACCATTTGCGCCACCAGCCAGGTTTGTTGCTGAAGTTGCTAAAGTTGCTGTAGCGGCATTACCGCCAATAGAAAGGCTTGTTGCCGTACCAGTCAATCCTGCGCCTGATCCTGAAAAGCCAGTAGCCGTCAAAATACCAGTAGAAGGCACAAACTGGTATTTGGTAGAACTTACAAACTCAGTTGTAATAGAACCGCTTGTAACATCCGAAAATAAAGGATAACGAGTTGCGGCTGTAGTGGTGTCATCGACTACAGATACACTTCCTGCTGGAGTTGTCCAAGTAGGAGCAGATGAGCCATTGCTTGTCAAAACCTGTCCAGTTGTTCCTGTTTGAGAATTAACTGTCAAAGCACCAGTAAAGGATAAAGTAGTAAAAAAACCTGCTAATGGTGTTGTTGCACCAATAGACATATTATTAATTGCACCAGCAGTAGCTGGGTTAATTGTTGCCGTTCCTGTGCCTGTTGGCTGAATAGAAATAGCAGAATTAGCCCCATTCATATTGATTGGGCCATCTACTGTGCAATTATTACCGCCTCCTGCGCCCCATTGAAAACAGGCTGTTCCACTTGCAGTCCTTAAACTTCCACCGCCTGAACCGCTTGCATCAAAATTAGTGCCAACAAATTTAGTATTAGCAGTAATTGTTGTGCCAGTAATTGCGGCTGGAGTTGTTCCTCCAATAGCAGGAGGGCTAGATAAATCTAAAGTTCCGCCTAATGTAAGGCTTCCAATAGTTGTTACTGTTCCTGTTAGAGTAATTCCATTAACTGTTCCAGTACCGCTTACAGAAGTTACTGTTCCATTTGAAGGAGTAGCCCAAGCTGGAACTCCTGCGGCAACAGTTAAAACTTGACCAGTTGTACCAATGCCAACAAAAGTTGTAGCATCAGCCGCAGTTTGATAAGGCAATGAACCAGCAACTCCTCCAGCTATATTTGTAGATTTTCCTGCTGTTGTAGCAGTTGTAGCTGTAGTAGCCGTAGTTGCAGTTGCCGCATTTCCACCAATAGAAAGACTTGTGGCAGTTCCAGTTAAACCAGTTCCAGCACCGCTAAATTGCGTATTTGCAGTAATCGTAGTGCCAGTAATAGCACCAGCACTTGATCCACCAATAGTTGTTCCATCAATAGTGCCGCCTGTAATGGCAACAGAACCAGCATTTTGAGTGGACATTGTGCCAAGGCCGCTAACTTGCGTATTGGCAATAGCAATAGTCGTATTTGTTGCGCTAGTAATTTGGCCTTGTGCATTTACCGCAATAACAGGAACAGAGCTTGCAGATCCGTAAGTTGCGGCAGTTACACCAGTATTGCTAATGTTAAATTGATTTCCAATTAGCGTTAATCCAGTTCCAGCCGTATAATTTCCAGCCGCACCAAACTGAACAAAAGTAATTGGAGTTACATCTAATGTACCGCCTGGATTGCTTGTGCAAACCCAAGAAGTATCTTGTTGAGTTGTTCCTTGCATGACAAACATATAAGCGGAAGGAACTTCAGCCCATACATCCATATCAGGGGAACGAGTCCAAGTGCTTGCCGATGCAATATAAATGCCGTTAAATTGGCTAGAGCCTTGGTTTTTAACCAGGATTCTATCGCCAGCTATGGTTGTATAGCCATCAATAGTTTGAAGCCCTGACAGGGTAATATTGCCAGTTGTAGCCGCTTGAACTGCGGCTTTAGCGTTAAGACCTTGAACAAAGTTATCTACATACGCTTTGTTTGTAATGTCATTTGCGTTTACAGGAGAAGAAGAAATTGTTCCTGTAGTTGTCGCAATGCTTGTAAAAAATCCAGCGGCAGGAACAGATCCACCAATAACAGAACTATTAATAGTGCTGTTAGTAATAGTAAGGCCTGACTGAACAGGATTAACTGTTGCGTAAAAAGGCTTATTCTGACCAATGAAAGTTTGAAAATTTCCAAAAACATCAAAATAAGCCTGTACAGGCAACAGATTCTGAACAGTAGAATCCGCTGGATTGGACATTTTTAAGCCTTAATAAGCAATAGCATTAATTAAAATTACATCGCCAGCCGCCATATTAACGGCTAAACCAGTAGTTACTGAATAGCTTGTAAAGGTAAGGGAAGTTGTTGTACTTGTTGTTAATTGCAAAAATATAGTATTACCGCTAGTTACATCAGCGGCAAAACCCATCCAACCAGTACCAGCCGCAGGTAAAGTAATAGTTCCTGATGCCGCACCGCCTGTACCTACAACAACTCTAAAAGCAAAAGTGCTTAAAGCTGTTACCACAGGATTTGTGCCAAAACCAGCAGAAACTACAGGCAATACAGCCGTAGAAGCAAAAAGATCACCATTTAAAGATAAAGAAGTGAAATTGCCTGTTGATGGAGTAGTTAATCCTATAGATGAA